AACATTAAAAAATCACATATAATTTTTGCTCTACGTTGTTTTATCCACCAATTCGCCTTCTGCTCTCTTGCTAATGCTGTATATTCAGCACCTGAATATATGAGGTCTTTACATTTGTCTTCTGGATTTTTTTCATCCATTTTTTTGATATAAGCCCAAAATTCCTCTGGATATCCAACCACGGTCTGAATAATCTCAGCACTGCGTTTGTCAGTCTCTATCATTACCTTAATATTATTAAGTAGCCCATGTCGTTCAGGTTCAGGTTCAACGGCTGCCATTTTACTATATTATACCCCCAGAAATTAAGCTGAACACATTTCACAGATTTCATCTTCTACGTTTTCTTCCATTTTACCTCCTAAATTCTTTTTTTCGGGTTCAATGGTAAATTGTTGAGCTTGATGTCTTGCTCTTCTTCTTAAATAATAAATCCCCGTCTTCAATCCTTTAGACCAAGAATAAAAATGCATAGACGTTAGATTAGAATAATTGGGGTCTTCCAACCACAAATTCAAACTCTGGCTTTGGCATACAAACGCTCCACGGTCGGCAGCCATATCAATCAATTGTCGCATAGGAATTTCCCAGACTGTTCGGTATTTTTCACGAATTTCAACAGGTATTTGTTCTAAATGTTGAATAGAACCATTATTCGCAATAATATTGTTCTTCATTTTATCATTCCACAAATCCAATTTCAACAAATCATGCATCAAATATTTATTCGCTAAAATAAATTCTCCTGCAATGGTACGGCGATTATAAATATTACTGGTAATGGGTTCAATACATTCATTGTATCCCAAAATCTGTGAAGTAGATGCCGTAGGCATAGGTGCCAATAACAATGAATTACGTATTCCGCGTTCACGAATTCGTGTTTTCAAAAGTGTCCAATCATATCGGTCACTGGGTTCAATACCCCATAAATCAAACTGTAATTCACCACGTGAAGCAGGTGACCCCTTAAAACTGGAATAAGCACCACGATATGATGTATGAAGAATTGGTTCTTCGTATGAATTCATATGTTTACGTAATTCTACATCTTCTTCAATAGATAAATTATCACTGAAATTATCCCCATTAGCCAATGGTTCTAACAATAAATATCTTTCTTCGGCAATTTCACAACTTTGTTCTAATGCAGCATGGTAAATAGTTTCAAAAATATAACGATTGATTTGTTTAGATTCATCTACAGAAAAAGGTAGACCCATTTGCATAAAAACATCAGCCAAACCTTGTACACCAATACCAATTGGGCGATGACGTAGATTACTTCGTTTGGTTTTATCAGTTGGATAAAAATTCACATCAATAACACGGTTCAAATTATATGTAACAACCTTTGCAACTTCATGTAATTTGTTATAATCAAAGGACACTACCCCATCATCGGTAGATGTAACAAACGCGGGTAATGCGATACTCGCCAAATTGCATACAGCGGATTCCTCCTCATTGGAGTATTCAATAATTTCGCTACATTGAGATGTGAGGATTCCATTAAATACGCCCGCATTACGTTTATGTTCAGTAAAACAATAGGTATCATCTTTTCTCAGGAAATTAACAACCGTTTTAATTTTAACATAGGTTGGTTGTGGGTCAACTTGTAGTTCGTTGGGTGTACTTGTTTCAATACAATTTTTTTGTGGGGAAAATCCGTTTTTCTTTAAAATATGCATATTTTCAATAGAAATTTCAATGTAAGATTTTTTAATAGAACCCTTTGCCCGAATAATTGGTACATTAATTCCACAACCCTGTAAAATACATTTTTGTTGTTGAAGTTCTTCAATTGTATGTGAAAACATTTTAATCGTATCGTTAACTGCCAAAATATGGGAATTTTCATAAAAACGCGTAAATTCGGTCATACAGGTAGGTATTAATGGATAGTTGCAATTCATTAGCTTGTCACCTTCTTTTAACTCTTTTGCTTCACGTACATCAATATAAAGACCATCTTCACTATGTACGAAGAAACGATGGTATGGAGTACATCGCACAATTGACCCGTCGTCGGTCTCAACTGAAATCAAATCCTGATTTTTACCAGTTTGATATACAGTTACTTCACTGAATTCTTGACCATTCCACACATTTACATTCTTGTCTTTTAATGTTTGTATTTCAACAGGTCCAGTATCTGTCAATATAACTGTTTCGGGTGCAACACATAAATTGGAGGATTTAATAGTTCCCAAATTATTCTGGTTTGATTTACGATTAGCAGCATCTTTATAACACAAATAAGGTGTTCCAGTCTCCATTTGTGCATCTAATACTTGAAACCATAAATCTCTTGCTTTCATAGTTTTTCTACCTCGTCCAGAACGTTCATATGATTCATATAAAGTTACAAATTTTTGATTATCAACCTCTGCAAGTCCAGGACATTCATCAGGACACATTAATGTCCAATTACCATCCGTTTTAACACGTTCCATAAATAAATCAGGAATCCATAATGCATAAAACAAATCGCGTGCCTTCATTTCTTCATCCCCGTGATTTTTTCTCATTTGTAAAAATTGTTCAATGTCTGCATGCCAGGGTTCTAAATAAATCGCAAAGCTACCATTTCGCTTTCCGCCACCATTATGAATCAATCCATTATGAATCATATAATTATGTTCTTCACTCATTTGAAGGTCATATAAAACTCCTTCATATTGAGTAGATGTAATTTGTTGAACGCGAGTAAAAACCATATTTTTATATGTCATAAATTTAACAATTTGTTTGTTTTCATAATTTATATCTAATAAATCACATATCTCTTCCGTTTTTGGAATTCTCAAACAATAACTTATTTTTTTATTTTCAATCATACCATTAGCTGTCATATGTTTTTCACCAACTCTATCACGAACATATCCACTTGTCAATATACCCATTCGTAACAGTAAATACCGTAATCCTTCAATTAATTCAAGTGATGTTGAATCATATACAATTTCTTTTCTTATGCAACCGTCAGTATGTATTAACCCCTTTACAATTTGTTTGATTTTATTTAATGGTAAATTCAACCATTTTGATGCTATACGTTTTTCTTTTTTAACATTATATACATCTTGATAACGATGCGGCATTTCTAAGCAACAGTTCCATCGCACCCTCGTAGTATTTTCATTTGTTTGTATATCATAGCTTATACATTTTGAATCAAAATAACCAATCAAAAAATCCTGAATATGTTTTTTGTTAACGGTATGGAGTGAAACATATCCAGTACTTTCTACCTGTTTATTCATTGATCCATCACCCAATACTATACCATACATATAACAATCATCAGTTGATATATTTGTAACATCTTGTTTATGTACGGGTATTGCATACCCGATCATTGAATCTTCATTTAATTCTTTTGCTTCTATCCAATCTACTACGGCGTGACCTTTATCTAACCTATTTTTAATTAACGTATGATTTAAACCCTTTTTCTGTCCCTGAATCGCCAATACAGGGTGTTCTGGTGTGATTTTAAGCGGATGTATTGAATGCATTGTATTTATACTTAATAATTCTCCATTATACGGATGCTCTAAAACATCCCCAATTTGTTCAATTTCTCCTTTCATATTTATAATTTCAGTTTCTCCACGTATACAATCTTGGATTTCCATAGGACCTTTTGTTGTATAAAGAGTAGTTTCCGGAACTACACATTGGTCAACATATTTTGCAGTGTTATTAAATACTTTTAGCATAGGAACAATACCATTAGAAGAGCCATTCGTTCCACGAATATGACTACCTGATGCACGAATATTATGAATATGTAATCCAATACCTCCCGCCCATTTAGAAATCATTGCACAATCCCGAAGTGTATTATAAATACCACTAATACTATCATTTTCCATAGCTAATAAAAAACAAGATGACAATTGTGGGTGAGGAGTTCCTGCATTAAAGAGAGTAGGTGTAGCATGTGTAAACATTTTACGCGACATGAGATCATATGTTTCACGAACACGTATAATATTATTACCATGTATCCCAATAGCTACCCGAAGCCACATATGTTGAGGTCGTTCAACAATAATCTTATTAATTTGCATCAAATAAGCACGTTCTAATGTCTTAAATCCAAAATACTCAATCAAATAATCGCGTTCATAATCACACATAGCATCAAACTCCTCGCTATTTGCAGAAACGATATCAAAATAATCAGTAGTTACCAATGGACAATGTTTATTATGCTTATCACGATATTGATATAATTTTTGTGATACTTCTGTGAAAGAAGAATCCGTGTTTTTATGATGATTTGAAACAGTAATCCGCCCAGCTAATGTATTATAATCTGGATGAATACTGGACATAGATGCACATTGTTCTGCAGATAATTCGTCAATTTTTGTAGTAGAAATACCTGAATATAATTGGTCAATCACTTTCATAACGAGTGCGGTATAATTCAACTTAATATTTGCTTCATTTCCTAATTTCTTAATTCGTGTTAAAATCTTATCAAATGAAACTATTTCTTGTTTACCATTACGCTTAGTTACATACATTTCATCATCATTTAGCATATTATCGGTAGACATGCTAATTTCGGTTGTATATAATAATAGCTTATAAATATCTATATTGTTTTTTTATATTTTATCGTAAAGTATTTTATTTTCTATTTGTAAATTATAATGCCAGGAAAATCACTTTGTAAAGGTAAACGCGTTAGTCAACCTAACAAATGTAAAAAAGTTCGCGGATGCAAGGTTGCATCTGGTAAGAAGAGAACTTTTTGCAGAAAAGCAAAAAATCCTAAGAGTAAATCTACAAGAAAAACTCAAAAACGTAGTAAGAAATAAACATCTAATTTTGTAAATATATCAACATAAATACTTTGATATATTTTTATAAAACGTTTCCATTATCATCAATTTTTATTAAACATACTGGCTTATCTACATTGGTAAAGACATTCATTTGAACACCATCATCACTAACAATAGACATAGAACGGTCACTTACTTGGCGTTTTTTACTCGCTCTATGTTCATACCCCTCAGTCCGTTCTTTTACTATAGTATCCCATATTTCTTGAATACGAGGAACTGCATTGGAAAACCACACCCGATTTCTTGGAATATACACACAAGATATTTCATCTAAATACCAATATTTTACTGAAAACAATACTCTATTGTCAGCATTCATCGTTTCTTTTTGTGTATTTATCCATTCATTAATATTCTGTTCATATAATGGGACATCTAATGGCATATACACATAATAGGGGAAGTTAGATAATTCGGTGTCTGCATTCACTTTAGTGGGTGGTCTTTCAATAAAATGCAATATAACACCACGATAATCACGTTTAATATCGCCAAAAAATGTATCGACTGTATCATATTCTTTAAAACGGGTTTCTACAAAATCACACTCATCCAGATCACATGTTTCCATTTGTATCTGTGTCTGTATCCAATATTCCTGCTTTGGTATACCTGTAATCTCACGATTTACTATATTCTTTATTTCTAACATGCGACCAAATCTCTTATTATCTGGAGCGATATTAATTCCATCTGGAGATGCTCCAATGTAGGAATGCATTGGATGTGGAATACAACCAAATTCACCAATTTTTGTGTCAAACATATCCTCGTATATTTGAATAGTTACTGGTTCATACTTTACACCCCAATGCATTGGTCCTTCTGTACATGTATTATTTCGTATCTGTATTGATGTATCTAATGGTTTACATTTTTCATATATTAAATTATTAACCTGTGACTGTGTACCAAATACTTTCCATAAATTACTTGCAGTTATCAAATTATAACGAAATTTATACCATTCATCTGTTTTTTGTTCTGGTTGAGGAATACATTGTAAGACTGCTATTTTTTCTGCCATAATAAATATATCATTTTCAGTGATATTATTCATTTCATTTTCTTGTTGTATATATGAACGGCGTGGTATATCACAAATATCTAAAAATACATCAGCTGTATCTTCTATGATTATTTTTATCTCCTCAAACAGTGTTTCCTCATCATTTTTATCCATATCATCATCTATATTGGTTGAATATAGAACATCTACATATAATACTTCTGTTGTATGCATTATCATACTGGTATAAAATTTTGGAGAAGATAGTGATAATATATTTTGTTTTATATATTCTTCCATTATATCATAGGCAGTTGTAGTTAATTCAGTAAAATCATCTTCTTTTATTATTTCATCATCACTATCATTATTGTCATCACTATCATTATTGTCATCACTATCATTATTGTCATCACTGTCATCATTTATTAATTTTACTATATCATTTTCCAAACTACTAACTTCACTACCAAAATCTGTATATGTTTGGTCACTTGATTCTATTGTGATTTCATCAATACTCTCTATACGAATTAATGGTATAGAATCATAGGATGATGTTGTAGAATTTGAATCCGTTTCTGGAAAAAATTCTGAATCTGTATTTTCCATTGCTATCTATATATATTACAATATAATATCTATATCTATCCTGACATATATATTATATGAATCAGTTATCATTATCTTTGTAATTATTTATTATTTTTTCATTTATTCCTCCACCTTTTACACGCTTAGGAGTTAATGACTTTAATGTAGATACTCGTTTTGTATCAGTAATCTTTAACGTGAAATTATGATTTAATTGATTAAAATGTAATGAAGGAATTGATATTATTTTCATTTCTTCTTTATTATACACAATATCTTTACTCTTAGACAACTTGTTCTTATCCAAACAATCCTTGAAAAAATTCTTTAACAATTTTACATCCTTTGGTGGCATGCTATGTTGTTTTCCGTAACTTTCTGCAAATGTATGAAGTCTCTGCAATTTTGCGGTTTTGTCTAATTTTATCCAATTATCCGTCTTATTTTTTTGACGTTCACGGTCAAGCATATTATCTATACTATCCAGTGTATTTTCTATCTTCTCTTCTTTTACTGTTTTATTATCTTTTTGTTCTTCAGGTTGTTCTTCTTTATTTGCATTAGTTGTTGTAGATGTAAACATTATATAATGTTGTTGTCTTTATATACAAATTATATTACATTATGTTTATCTTGTTTTCATAAAATACATTTGACATATGGAGAACCCCTTACGTAAATCTGTCTAATTTCGTTTTATCTGGGCCATTTACATGAACAAATTGTGGATTACGATTTTTATAGGTGGCTGTCGTGTTTTCCCATGTAAATTTGTCCCAATCCATGTCTTCTGTGTTTAAAAATAACTGGTTCTCATAATCCAATTTAAATAACCATGGATATTGTAAATATTGCTTTGTCCAATATCGTTGGTCATCATCAGCATCGTTGTATTTATAATCAAGTAAACAATAACGCAATGCCCATGCATATCCTATAAACATACCACTATTTAAATAAGGAAATTCAGTTTTTTGTTCTGGATACTTTGAAGACTCTTCCTTATCAGGATGACACTGAGACTCGCAACCAAACATTATAGGTTTTTGTTGTTGTATAAACCTCTTTAATACTTCTATTTGAGAACCTCCATATACAACATCATATGCATCTGTAAATAACACGATATCTTGAGGTCGTATTCTCTCATTAAACACAAAATCGCGTGTTTCACGCAATTTCACCCCGAAATTTCCTGTTCCTTCCCAACCTATCTGGCGGTTCTCCTTTAACCCCAGAATTATCATTTGTTCATTCTGTTTTTTTACTCGTTCTATAATTTTATCAAGTACAGGGTGTTGTTTTGTCGCAACCGTGATATAATGTAGATTTATACCGAAATTTGACATTATAATTTATATCATAAAAAAATTCTATATTATTTTTATTGTATTTGTTTTTCTTTTACTTCTATTTAATCACTAATTAATTCCAACTCACACTTTGTATCAAATCCATAAATGGTATCATCCAACTCCCAACCATTTTGTTCCAATATATCTACATTATAATCATAAGTTTCACCATCATCATATTCATCATCATAATAATCTTTATGCCAATATATTAACTTTTCTATTTCATCTAACTCTTCTTCTGTATAATCATCTCTATTTTGTATTTCTTCTTCCTCTAACCATCCATCAGTTAATTCTTGACATGAAACACCATATTCATTCAATACTATTGTATCCTTTTTCAGTATTTCTTCTTTTTCTGTATCGGTTAATTCTATTTCAAATGTTCCCCAACGGTAAATATGTGTTACTAAAAATGTAACTGTTTTACCATTAGATAACTGATTTGTCCAATGTTCTGTTGCATATGTAGATTTCTTATAATCTGCCATTATTTCGTATACATGAGTTTTTTCTTCATTTTCAATCGGCATTATTGAATCTGTTACGGCATTTTCCGTAACTTCTGTTGCATTTGATTCTACACTTGTAAACTCCATTTTAAATTATACCTGTCTAATCATATATTTTATGAATCAATTTTTTATCTATATAATATAACTACTGATACCTACCCGAAAAAATCATACATCAAAGAAATCCAATACTAAATTTAGAAAAACTCGTGCAAAAAGACAGACAAGAAAATCCAAGAATAAACCTCGTTCAAACCGACAGAGAGGTGGTGTGTCCAGAAAGGGCGGCTCTAACCCTGCTGATGATGATTATGGTGACCTATTTACTAACCACAAGTTTGCCGAGATAGTGGCAGCAGAAAAGGCAGCAGAAAAGACAGCAGAAACGGCAGAGATTAATGCGATAAACGACCTATTAGTAGAGGCAGCAAAAAAGGAAATGAGGAAGATAAAAAGAACAGATGCAGAACTTATCGCCAATATGCCTTATAGAGCAGATAGGAATAAGAATAGGCATCCCGTCAAAGTCCCGAGCGAATGGGACAGAGTGGACCATCCGGGCGAAAATGGCCAAAGACAATGCATAGAGGAGGCGGACAAATCAAAAAAGACAAGAAAAAAGTATAAGACGAAACGATAAATTAAATATTTATTTAACGATTTTTTAAATTATAATAATGTAAAAAATTGATTCATTTTAACGGTTATTTTGAATATTATAATAAATAACAAAATACTGATTATAATGTCAAAGTGTTTATCTATTGACCGAAAAAATGACAGTTGTCGGCGTAATGCATTGCCAGAGACACGTTTTTGTAAACTTCATTCTTATATGGTTGATTACACTGAAGACATGTTGCAAAACCTCTCTATTTGTTCTGGTTGCAAAAAAGCTTACTATTTGACACAAGGTGTAAAGACTTGTACTAATTGTAATGAACGAGGTAAATCTAATAATTTAACAGCCAAATCCAGTATTGTGCAATGTGCAAAAGAAAACTGTTCGTTTAAGCGGTCTACCGAAAACAAATACTGCGGAAAGCATCAATTGTATATGTTTGTTGATGAAACGATTGCTTCTGGTAAAAACGTATGTATAAATTACGTTCGCGGTTGCCGTACTCAATTAGACATTGAGTATTCTAAAACCTCTTGTGAAACTTGTCTTGGAAAAGACCGGGCAAACGATAAAGCAAGACGCGGTAATTCTACGGCGTTAAACTCTACAAATGAACCCGACAAACAAACGTGCACCACTTGTTGTAAAACATATGACAAAGACCAATTTATTGGTAAAAAAAGTGAAAATACGAAAACATGTTCTGTATGCAGAGAAGCGGGTAGAGTACAAGATTTAAAACGTGACAAAGAACACCGAAACGAATTGGCAAGAATCGCCGAACAAAAACCTGAACGTAAAGCCATTAAAAACGAATGGGTGGAAAATAATCAAGAAAAAGTAGCAATGAAAGAAATGAACTATCGTCAAAGACAACTTGAAAATGACCAAGAAGGATATTTACAAAGAAATGCCGAAACTGCAAAGAATTGGCGAGAACAAAACCCAGAAAAGGTTATGGCTAATAATAAAAACAAAATTGAAAATATAAAAATACAATATTCTGTTTATAACATATCGGCAAATGATAAAAATCTAAATTTTGAATTAACACAAGAATTATTTGAACAAATTGTAAAACAACCTTGTTATTATTGTGGAATTGTTCAAGATAGAGGATTTAATGGCATTGACCGTAAAGATTCTACTGAATGTTATACCGAAAGTAATTGTCTAAGTTGTTGCAAAATGTGTAATTATATGAAGGGTTCATTGAGCGAACGCGTATTTCTTGATAGAATTGAACATATATTGACTACTAATGCAAAAATAGAAGGTAGGTTATTTCCTGATGCATTTTGTAATTATAAGTCTAATAAACGATATAACTCATATCAAAATAGAGCAATTCAAAAAGGTCTTGATTTCGTTTTATCAAAAGATGAATTTGATGTAATATCATCTAATTCTTGTTATTTATGTAACAAAGGATGTAGTTCAACCCATCATAATGGGTTAGACAGAATAGATAATAGCAAAGGATATATTGAAGATAATGTTAAATCTTGTTGTGGAGGGTGTAATTTTATGAAACGCGATTATTCAGTAGAAGATATATTTGATAAGTTTATCACTATATATAATTTTAATATTCAATCAAGATTGAATGAAGAACCTATTATGAGTGATGGTATTGATACAAATAATAAAGATAAAGTTGCAAATAAAAATAAAAAAACGAATGAAGAAAAACGTGAGGAAGCACGTATAAGAAAACAAAAACAACGCCAAAACCAAAAAGAAAAATATGGAAATGAAGAATATAAAAACAAAGTAGCTGCTGAAAGAGCAGCATTAAGAAAAAATAAAACTAAATATTAGATTTGATATTAATATTATAAATTGTATAATATTAACGTTTTTTAATGAAAAATAATAATAGAATTAAAAATGTCCGTCCCCAAAATAAATGTCGGTCACAAATTAATTTGAGTAGGCTACTCCAGCCATGCCCGACATGACACGGAGAACGTTGTAGTTAACAGCGTAAACACGGACCTTGGCGGTGGCAGAACCAGAGACAGTTCCGGAAGAAAGGACAAGTTGAAGGACAGCGTTGTCAATTCTGGAGAAGTTGCAGCTGCCAGAAGGTTGGTGCTCCTCGGGGCGAAGGGCGAAGGAGTACACGTTGATACCGGCATCGGGGGCACGTGTGTGGTGTTGGAAAGGTTGGACCATGTCAAAGTAGGAACCCTCACGCTCGGAGAAGCGGTCTTGGCCGTTAAGTTGGAGCTTAGCGGTGACAACAGGGTTCTCACCCCAGCAGTGCATGTCAAGGGCAGACTCGGCAAGGACGAAGGCACCAGCGTCAGAGAGAGCGGAACCAGCAGTACCAGCAGCGGCTTCTACATTTATACCATTGACAGTGGCCTCTTTGCCGGCATCACCAGCGGTAGAAGTCTCAAAAAGACCAGAACCATCAATGAAAGCATTGGCACCAGAGGCAGAAACATCACCAGCAAAGGCGTGGATGGCGTTGGGAAGAGCATCTATGGCATCAGTGTAGTTGAAAGGTTGAGCACCGAATGTCTTGTTAAGAAGAGTAGTAGGCTCCAAAGAAGCACAGTAGTCAACGTTGGCATCAGGTTGGACAACCCAGACAAGCTCCTTGCAAGGGTGGTTGAAGTTGAGCTTGATCTTGTTGGAAGAGGAACCAACAGATTCATCACCTGTGAATTGGAGTTGCTCAATCAAGTACTCATGGGGGTTTTGAGCCATCTTGCGGCGCTCATCTGTGTCAAGGAAGATGTAGTCAACATAGAGAGAAGCGGCAACAAGGGATTGTTGGTAAGCACCGGAAGAACTGGTAGCGGTAGTGGTGGTACCGTCCATGTGGCTCATAGCCCAAAGACATTCACCAATAGGACGGAAGTCAATGTTGATCTTGACCTCGTGGTATTGAAGAGCAATCAAAGGAAGAGCAAGTCCGGGGTTGCGGCAAAACCAGAAAAGAAGGGGAACATAGAGAGTGGTCTCAGGAAGGGCCTTGCGAGGGGCACAGACTTGAGCGGGTCCACCAGCGGCACAGGGACCAGAGACATCGGCAAAGTCGGGGTCAGTAAGGTATGTAAGTTGTGTGGTGTTACCGATCATCTTGTAGTAACCAGCTTGTTGCTCCTTGGAAAGGGTAAGTTGGTTCCAGATGTGCATCCAGTCACCGTATTGACGGTCAATGCGTTGACCACCAATCTCAACCTCAACTTGGGCAACAAGTTGCTCACCGACGAAGTCCAACCAACGGGCATAGACATCATCATTACCATTCTTACCCATGTTTTGGTTAATCTCAGGAAGAGTAACTTGAAGGTAGGTACGGTAGGCAAGATCACCGTTACGGCTGATTGTGCATGTTACACGGCGGCCGAAATCGGCTTGACCGGAGAATGTTTGCTCAATGGATTCCATGGCAAAGTTGGTGTGGCGTCTGTAGGACACCTTCCAGAAAGTAATCTCAGGGGTTCCGGTAAGGAACACGTCTTGTGCGCCATAGGCGACGAGTTGCATTAAACCTCCAGCCATTATGTATGGATTATAAGGTATACAAAGAAAATAATTTGAGAGAAATAAATAAAAAGAAAATTAATACTTCTTTTTATTTCAAATATTCCTAAATAAATTGCTACTTGGTTATTCGTTATAAACATGTTATTGACACAATTTCATATATTACCAAATACTATTATATGACTGTTTGATTCATACTATGCAGAGAAAATAATCTACATCACGTTTTTTGTTATGTATCAGTAATCTCTTAATACTAAACTTGACTACTCAAAACATAATCGGTGGACAAATTTGATGCAACAAATGTTTCTAAATAATTCTCCTGAAATATTTCTTGGCGATTTTCATGTTTTTTAGTGAAAATATAGGATTCTTGCGATTTGCGGACTGTCCAACCTTGCTCCAGAGCATTTGTTATAAACAACATTTTCTGGAAAGCTGGTTTTGATATATGTACATGATCTGGCAATCCTATTGTTTTAGGTGAAGACATTTCTATAATGTTGGTTTAGACAGAATTTTTTAAACATTTACGAGTTTGTTTTTTTATCTTGATTATATAAATACGATGCCCCCAAAAGCAAAACCAAAGATTAAGATAAAAGTTAAAAAATTATCAAAAAAACAATTAGAAAACAAAGCAACTGCATGTTTAAAAGACCTTCATAAAACATATACCGATTTTCAAGACAAATTTCAAAAAATTATAAGGGATTGTAGTAAGAAAAACCCAGATAAAGAGACATTAAAAACAGATTTATTTAATACAGTACATTCTATTTCTCATGTATTAAGTAAAGCTGTTCCATTAGAGTTACGTAATTCACCCAATGACCATTCAACACAAATTAGACAATTATTAAATAATTGGATTAAAGAATCTTCTGCAAAGAAAGCTTCAAAAAAATCTATTTCATATACTGGAGTAGTTAAAAAATTTATAGAAGCAAGCTTATCGCCCGAAGGTAAAGTACGATTTGGTCGTACCAAAAAAAATTCTAATTCGGGTTACAGACCATTAGATGCACGTAATATCCTTAACCCAACTGCAGATGATACACAATGTGATATAGCTTTTCGTACAGATAATTGGCCAGGTACTCATAAATGTTATATATGTGGATTATGTTTACATAACATGCAATCCGATAAGTGTGGAGCACCTTGTGAACATTTATTAAATATATATCAAGTAATGATAACATTTGGGTTTATTGAAACTGATGATAAACTAACATTTGATGTAGAGGAAGATTGTAGAACATGTATATATGCACCTTCTTGTACCTGTTGTAATAGTGAGAAATCCAATATCGAGATTATTTCTTTTAAAGATAATATTTGGCAAGTTAATGAAAATAATGTAGAAATGTTATTGGACCAAGTACAAAATTCAAAAAGAGAATGTTGTTATAAAGATGGACACCCAGAAGAACCAAACAAAAATAATGGAAAAGATGATAAAGTTTGGGCAAAGTCTATTAATGAAGATAAATGTGATGATAGTGAAGACAACTTGATACAATTTCAAGGAGAAAAACATACCAGGCCTTTACACGGTGTAGTCTTAGATAAGCGTACAACGGAAATAGTTACTATGTTAAATAAACGTGTAAATGTATTAAATAGAAACGTACCTCGTCCAAGAACCACTAAGAATGTGTCACAACTTAACGCACTAATACAAATAGCTACTTTTTTTACCCATATTTCTTTTAATGCATATAAAAAGATTGCAGTTGAAATGGCTGGACGTACACATGGTGGTACTCCTCCTGCTGCTGGTGCAGGTGACGATAGTGACGATAGTGACGATAGTGAATACGAATTATGTAGTGATACAGATGCGGATTGTTGTGACGATACAGATACAGATTGTTTTAATATTGAATTTAAAAAATTATTTGAATTTTACTTTTGGAAAGAAATTGAAGAATTTATAACCGCAACAAAAACACCAGTTACATTAGATTATATCAATACATTATTATCTTCAGATATATTTAATGGTGGTAATGATCTGGGTAATGGTGATTTTACAGATTATCAATTAAATATAGTTTGTTATACTGATAATATTGAATACGTACATGATACATTAATTACGTCTACAAAAGGCCAAGCAATGAAAATAGCAGCAGAACCAGCAGCAGAACCAACATCAATGAAAATAGCAGCAGCACCAGCAGCAGCAGAACCAGCAGCAGAACCAACATCAATGAAAATAGCAGCACCAACAGCAATGAAAATAGCAGCAGCACCAGCAGCAGCAGAACCAACATCAATGAAAATAGCAGCAGCACCAGCAGCAACATATATGAATGATACAGAATATATTAACCAGTTACAAAATGATATTAAAATTTTACAAAATGATATTTACGAGATTGAAATATCATTAGGGCCTTCCTATAAAGACCTTTTTGAAAAAATCTTATATAGTGAAAACCCATATACTATAGAACTGACTGAAGAACTGCCTGAATATGCACAGGAACGCGACATAATGTTATTGATAAACCTGATTGATAGGATTAAGGGTATAGATTTTTTGAAAGGCGAAATGTTTAAACATATTAACCAGATAAAATCATTGGTAACAAATCCAGATTCAAGTAGTGATGATAGTCAACCTTTCAATTCAAGTTATGACAATGAGAATAGTGATGATAGTCAACCTTTCCCTGATACAGAAGAAGTTAAAGACAGTGATAATAGTGATAGTCAAAGTCAACCAAATAGTGAAAATGAAGATGAATTTACTCAAGAATTGACAAGTTATATTCAAACTGTTGTTAATACACCAAGTAAACGGTCCAGCAGCAGCCCTCATGCACCCGTTGGTACTGAAAGCTCAAGTAAAAGAAGCAATTCCCCAAGATTTATATTTCAAGGTTTACCACCAGATAGGTCAAGTTCAGTGAATCCTGACAACAACAAGGAACCTCCTCGTCATCAGCGTCCGTGGTCAGCGCCAACCTATACAACACATGATGGTCATGGTGATTATGGTGGTGGGAAAAAAACACGTAAAAATAAAACAAAGAAACAAAATAAAACAAGAAAACAAAAACCCAAAAAACAAACCAAGCGAATTTCTTATGTAAAAAATAAGCAAACACGAAAAAACAAAAAAAGAATCAAAAAATCCAATTCAAAAAAAGCAACATAAAAACACATAAGTAACTATTACAACCAATTCTATGAATTCGAACCAAAAAAAGGGTAATCCACAAAAAACAACAGGATTACATACGATTGATATAAAACACACTGAATTGTTGAATAAATTTCACAAAATAGAAACTGAAACAATTCCAGATTTGGAAAAAGAGAAAGAAGAACTGAAAGCAAAAATCAAAACTCTGCATAAAAACCAGTATGATGAATATATGGATATGTGCGATAGAATTAAATCAATAAGACGTGAAATTGCATCACTTACAAGAGAAAAGAAAGAATATTTGCTTAATAATTCAAAACATGTATTTGATTATTTTGAACAAAAACAACAAATATCAGTAGATTCAAATACGGTGAATCAAAATTCCAATGTTCTCAATTCCTTTTTTAAAATAAAGGCTACTGATACAAATTCAGGAGATTTGAACAATGATAAATATGCAAAATCCAAACAATCATATCAGCATTATTGGCGGAACGTAACTAATGAGATTACTAACATCCAAGATTTTGTAGTGTCTACTGATATATGTGATACATGTAATTCTGGAGAACTAATTCCACAAGATGAAGAAGGAATACTAATATGTAATAATACAGCATGTGGTAAATTTATTACATATATCATAGATAGTTCTAAACCAACAAACAAAGAACCACCAAATGAGGTGTCATATACTGCTTATATTAGACTGAATCATTTCAAAGAAATTTTATCACAATTTCAAGCAAAAGAAACTACCCAAATTCCAGATGAAGTAATGAATGATATTCGTGCACGAATAAAAAAGGAAAGAATAACAGATATGTCATTAATAAATTACGATAAAATGAGAGAAATATTGAGAAAATTAGGTTATAATAAATATTTTGAACATATTCAATATATTAACTCAATGTTTGGTATTAAACCTCCAGTCATGAATGAAGAATTACATGAAACGTTATGTGTATTATTCATTGAAATTCAAAAACCATGGGCAGTGCATTGTCCACCCAGTAGAACGAATTTTTTTAATTACACATATACGCTTCATCAATTATGTGTATTACTTGACCAAATGCAATATTTACCATATATTCCAATGATGAAAGACCGTGAAAAACAATTGGAACAAGATATGATATGGAAAAATGTCTGCACCGATTTAGACTGGCAATATTTTCCAACTGTATAAACATTATATTTAGAATATCAAAATATAATGTAAATTTAACTATTATTCGTGTCATTCAAATAATAATACATAATAATATCATCTATAGTTTCCCACTCATCAATTGATAAATCATTTGGTCCATCAAATTCATCTTCATCGATATCCGCACAATCATCGCTTACAAAAAGAGAAAACCCATGATCTCTGATTTCTAAAATTTCTTGGTCACTCAAATCACTTGTATTTATATTAAGTTCTATATTACTATGAATGGCTATAAATTCCCGCACATTTTCATACCATGTTTCTTTATATGCAACGGAATTATATAATTTATATATATGTTCATTAAAACAAGTATTTAATTTTTTATGAATACATTCACATTGATGTGGAGTCATTGGTGATCGCCATTTTTTATGACACACTATATGTTCAGCATCTACATTCAATGATTTACTTACTTTATTAAAAATAGTATTATTGGCTCTTTCCTTATTTTCTTTTACAATATCACTTGGTTTTAGATTAGCGTCTTCGTCACTCATTATTAATATTAATATATTATTAATATTAATTTATATTATTTATGTGTAAATATATACTTATGCAGCAAGACGGATACCACCAACAAGAGTACTACCAAGGGTCATACCAGCACCATTTCTTGCACTTGAACCCATGGAGGGAATAAATACATCAAGAATGCTAAATGTAGCAGCAGCAGTTAAGGCAATAATAACAATCTCTTCAACACCCAAAGCCTTCTTAGGGATTAACATGGCACAGATAGCCACAGCCAAACCTTCAATAAGGTATTTGATAGCACGCTTCAAAAGCTCATTCATGTCAACCATTTCTGTCATTTTATGATATATTATATTACAATAAAATAAATCAAACTAAATCAATTAATATAAATAATATGTTATCCAGAAAACACTTAAATATATAGGTTGAGTATATTTTATAATGTCGTCTTTTGAGAAAAAAACATTGCCAAACGGTGAAACTAATCCTAAATATGTAGATTTATGTGATGAAGACCAAACAATCGCTGGACAAAAATTTACATGTCTTTCGTTTGTATCCCCTGAAAAAATTCTAAAAAAGCGAGAGGTATATTTATTTGACCAATTTATTAAAAATTGGGAGTTTTCTAAATCAATGGAACGATATTTTGATTTCATTCATTTTATCGCATATAAACACAATATGAACGTAGACACCTTAATTGCTGATTTCAATGATTTTGTAAAGGAAGAAAGCGATAAATTAAAGAAGAGTGGAATCGAGGATGATTATAAAAATTTCATGGATAAACAAGAAGATAAACTTAATGAGAAATTTAATAAGGAACATTCTTTTCAAACATCAACACGTGGCCTAAAGGTACGTGGTGTATTTGCAAGTCAGGAAGAGGCCGAACAAAAATGTAAAAAACTACGAGACCAAGATCCAAACCATGATATTTTTGTTGGACCCGTTGGTGTATGGATTCCATGGGACCCAGATGCATACAAGACTGGTAGAGTTGAACACTTGGAAGAAGAGTTGAATGCATTGCATCAAGAAAAAATGAAAAATGAAGAAATGGCTAAGAAAGAGTTTGAGGAACGTGTTCGGGAAACAAAAAAGCAAGCCATTATGGAAAATATTGAGAAAGCTAAAAGTAGTGGAAATGTACTTACTCAATCTATGGACGATGATGGTAATCTAATTGGTGTGAAAGAAACTGTTAATTTTGAAGAACGTGAAGTTGCTGATGCAGAGTCAACCCAATTACGAAATGAACTATTAATGGAACAAGCTAATAATAAGGATTCCCTTGAAGAAGTTGATTAAAAAATATAAGTACGTAATAATTTAATAAAAAGGATATAGATATGCAAATATATATTATATAGTAAAAACAATTATATAATATGACTACAATAACAGATATATTATATCAAAAATATGTATCAAACCAGAATGAGCCAGTTTGTATGAGTAAAGATTATTTTAATAAACCATCTTATTTTAATATTTCCTTTATTAATTTTCAAAAAGCACCAAATAAATTGATGTATATTCTTTCTACATCATTTATACATAGGTTACTGAATACAAAAACTACCTATCGAAACGAAAAATTTATTTATCTTAAAAGTATATTAGATAACCCATTCATATCATCTAACCAAAAAACAGAATTTTTATCAATATTTCAGGATATCCAATACATACACAACAATTTGTGTAAATTGGTACGAAAATATAAATGGAAAATAAGCAATTTATCAAATCAACATGATTTAATTATGAATCCTATAAATGAAAATCAGTACTTTGTATGTAGTCTATTACAATATGGTAGGAAATATTTGTTTACCAAAAGCGATTTAACCAAAATTATTGAAAATGCATTAATTAATTCACCCTATATTCATGCCGAACCATTACCTATAAAAAATCCATATAATAATAGTATTTTTGACAAATCACATCTATATAATATTTACTTTTTTATGAAACATGGCGGTTTTATATTACCCAGTATTTTTCATCAATATTTTTTACATAATTTTCATTTAAAAGTTTTTAGAGATAACACCGAACATATGATACGTGAAATGCATATTAAAACAATGACTAACAATCATAATAGTAATAGTAATAAAGACCTAATACGTGATATTAAAACTATGTTGGAAATGTATAATGATAACTGTAATAAAGATGATATGAGGATTCGTATACATAACAAATTTCCAGAAGATATATTGATTCGTGCTATGAAACCTTACCTACATTTATATTATTCATCAAACTATTCCCTATGTACATCAACCAAGACAAATGCACAAGTTGAATTATTATATCAGTTAAACAAATTTAAACAAAAATCGCCTGGATTTGGACGCAAAATAACTAAGATTATCAATAACGATAATTTATTTATTAAAACAAAAAAAAAAATATCGGTGTATAATACAGAATTTCCACAATATATTAAAAATTGTTATTATAAAAACTACGAAACCAGTCACATTGAAATTATAGAAGATAGTACAGATGCTGAAAAAGATATGTACAACTACATATTATATAGTTATTTTCCTAGAAATAATATAATTAATAGTGTAGCATTTTATGATACCGATGAAGATAGTACAGGTGATGATTCCAGGATTGAACATGAAAATATTAATGTAGAAAATATTAATGTAGAAAATATTAATGTAGAAAATAATGATAGAATGGTTGACCTTTATAATGATGATGATGATGATGATGATGACGATGAAATATTTGATGATACATTTGACGATTAATGTTTATTTGTCAATACCAAATATTATTTTACTACCAATTTGATTTTTTCACATTAATACTTGGTCCTGTTTTTTTCTTTCCTTTACTCGGGTCATATGCCTCATCTTCATCATCAGACCCCATATTCTTTGATATATCCCAAAATTCTTTTGAACCTAATTTAAAATTAGGGTGATTTTCAGCTTTATACCAAGCGATTTGGTCATTTAATTTGTTTGATTTTGAATTATTATTGATAACCAAACATTCAAAGTTTTCAGTACATTGATCCATTACTGCACAAAATGATTCCAATGTTGGAAACATACTCGCATAATTTTCCCAAATACGTTTTCTATTCGTTAAATAAGGTTCTCTTAATATAAACACATAATCAATATTTGTACGCAAATTAGGTGGAATACCCAACGGATATTGCATTGTAATTATAAGCATTATTTTCCAATGACGTCCATTCATAAATAATAGTCTCATCATTTTATCACGTGTCCATGATTGGTCATATAAACAATCATCCAGAATCACAAATGCACGTGGATCTATTGTTGTACGTTTATACATTTCTACTTCCTTATTCATTTGTTTTAGTACTGTTTTTTGTCGCCGCAGTACGTTTTCTATTAATACCGTATTATATTCTTCATGAATAAACAACTTTGGTACATGTGCTGCATAAAACCCATTACCTGCTTCTGTTCCAGATATTACTGTTCCTATAGGTATATCTTGATGATAAAATAATAAATCTCTTACTAAAAATGACTTACCTGTATCACGTCTTCCAATTAAGACAACAACTGGTCCTTTGTTTTCATTCGGTTTAAATGTAATATCACGCATATTAAATTTTTTCAATTCAAGAGTCATAATCTATAAATTTGTGTTTATAATTACTCTACATATAAAGTATTTTTAGGACAAACACAGTTACATTAGTTTAATCTTTGTGAAAAAAATATGGTAACCACTTATAAAGTATTTTACATTTATAATATGTCTACTCTATGTAAAACTCCTAAATTTGACATCCACTACTCTAAGTATAAACCTATATCATTAACTAATTTAGAACAATCTTCCAATATTAAATTTGACACTGAGAATACTTATAATCCATATAACATACAACATATTCAGGGCTATAATCCTATATATAATAAGTGGTTCTCGCTCGACGAAACTAATTATAACCGTATTGGATTAAATAATAAATTACAAATTGTTGATATGAATACGGTCTTAAATATTGATACTGATAGTTTCATACAAACACCTGTGTTTATTAAATATTCTCCACTATTAGACCCTGCACGATATATGGTTGGTAAATATGAAAATATTCGTGATAAAATGCATAATTTACCTACATTAACTAATGAAAATGTTTGTTCAAAATTATGCGATTCAAATAATATGGCCTATGTTGACTGCTTTTTTAGTTATTTATCCAGTAAATTATTACATCAACATTCTATTGTACATTGTATTGATTTTTATGGGTCATTCCTGGGAATACAAGAGGAGTTCAAAATTGATATTACAGATGATTACGAATATTTGCAATCTTCTTCCTTTTTTAATGCAAACAATAATAAATTATTTCATACTATTTCCATAAATACAGATAGTTATAAAAATTATGGTTCACATGCAAATAAACCTCGTATCTGTATTTCAAATACCCCACATAATAATTCTAATGTTAACATTGAAAATATTATTTCTATATCTCTCAATGACCTATCGAATCAAATATCAGTTGAACCCATACAAGAATTAGAAAGTAATCTAATATATACCAAACCTAATATATCTAACAAAACTTCTACAAATAGTACGTGTTCCACTAATAGTGATAATGATAGTGATACTAATGATACAGATGAAGATAATGAAGAAGATGATGATGAAGAAAATGAAGAAAATGAAGATAATGATGATGATGATGAAGAAGAAGATGAAGAAGAAGATGATGATGATGATGAAGAAGATGATGATGAAGAAGAAGATGATGATGATGATGATGATGATGATGATGATGATGATGATGATGATGATGATTCCAGTATTGAACCTG